CCTTGGGCCGCTAAAGGGTGGGCTTCAGTTCTCGCAAGCCTACAGGCACGAATTGAACGCTTTGGTAAGGGCAGGACAGCAATACATTCAGCGGCACTATTCACCGGAAACCTTGGGGCGCAAATGGCAGAGCGTATTCGACTCCATCTAGGGGCGGGCGATAGGTCTTGGCCAGGCTGGATCAATGTTGATTGCATTGGCGAGCAAGACCTGATTTCGGATGTAACAGAACTTGATTTGCCGGATAACCATGCCGATGAGATTTCCGCAATCCATTTGTTTGAGCATATCCCGACCCCTAAAGCGAAACAAACGTTGCTAGAGTGGTTGCGGGTGCTAAAGCCAGGCGGTCAGTTATCGCTTGAAATGCCATGCCTTGATAACGTGATTGCGCTATGGAATCAGGGACACAGGAATGACGATTTGATCGGGCGTGCATTGTTCGGAATGCCCGAACCTGATACGATGCGTCACCATTGGTGCTACTCAAAACAGCAAATTGGCACGATGTTAGTTGAATCAGGTTTTGAGAATGTACGTTTTGAAGAACCATTTTTCCACTTGCCGCAGCGCGATCTCCGCGTCGTTGGCAGCAAATCTAAGGAGTAATCATGGCTATTCCGTCACGAGTTTTAGCTGCTGGTAATTCTCCGCTGTCGTCAACGACGATATGCGGCGATACCGCAACTGGTCTTGTTGCTGTCGGTTCAACTGCTGGAACGGCTCTGCAACTGTCGGCTGTTTTCAATGCGATCACGACTTCCGCAGCCTCAACTGGTGTGAAGCTGCCGCCGACCGAAGCCGGTGCAATGGTGGGTATTTGGAACGCATCGGGGCAGACGATCAAGGTTTATCCTGCGACTAGCTCGACGATCAATGCAGCCGCTGCAAGCGTTGATCTTGCTGATGGCAAAGCTGCGCTGTTCTTTGCTACGAGCGCAACGACCTGGGCTTCTGTTACTACTGCCTAATGTCTATCCCGTCGCGGGTTCTTGGTTCAGGTGTAAATCAGCTATCGACTGTCTCTATATGTGGAGATGGTAAGGACGAGATTGTCGCCACAGGATCGACGAGAGCCGATGCCAAGCAACTGACGGCGGTTTTCAACTCTGTTGATACGGTAACTTCGGGAACTGGCGTAAAACTTCCTCAGACTGAAATGGGGGAAGTGATTTTCGTGGTTAATTCCGGCGCTAGTACATTGACGGTTTACCCGTATGAATCAACGTCAACGATCAATCAAACGACTTCGGCAACGATCAATAAAGATCACACAAGCATTTTTTTTGCAGTAACGAATAGTATTTGGTACAGCATCAACGGCACGAAAACCTAATCCCCACAGGAGAACGTTATGGCACTCGATTCAGATATCAACAATGCAGACTCGCAGCTTTACGTCGAGTTTTACACGTCCGAGAAAGACCCTTACAAGGGCAAGCCGTTTATCCGAATCGTAGTGCCAGGCGACAAAACGACGGTAATCGATCAGCCGGTGCGGGATGACCACAAAGAGAGATTCCCTCGCCAATGGCTGCATTTTCAGATGCAAAGCGGTGATGGGCCGGTTATCGGCACGCCGCTGAAAGATTGGTTTCAAGACCGTCCTGATGAACTTGGCGACAATCAACTGGCTGAGTTGCAGATTCTGAAGTTTCAGACGGTTGAACAAGTGGCTACGGCAAGCGATAATCAGCTTCAACGGATCGGCATGGGTGGCGTGGGACTGCGCGAACGTGCCCGCAATTACTTGTTGAACAAGAATCAAAAGGTTTCGAGTAGCGAGTTGGAAGCAACCCGCGCACAGCTTGAAGAACTTAAGGCGCAGATGGCAATGCTCTTAGAGCAGCGCAAGCCTGGCCGACCGAGGAAAGAGAATGTCAACGACAACGATGCTGGAGTTAGTGCAGCAAGTAACTAACGAGCTTGGCGTTGCAACCCCGTCGAGCGTAGCAGGAAACACGAACCAAGATGTTATCCAAATTCTCGCGTTGATGAACGCGAACGGGTACGAGTTTCTTCGTCGCCACGCTTGGCGGGAACTGACAAAACAAAACGCGTTTTATACGCAATACATCACGACGACCGGCACTTGGACGACCGCAGCCCGCACGATCACAATGGCATCGACTGCGGGGCTTGATACAACGTATCAGGTTCAAGGCACAGGCATCAATCAGAATACCTATATTGTTTCGGTTGATTCTCTGACGCAAGTTACAGTCAATCAGGACTTCTCTGCAAGCGCCGCAGGTGCGACTGCCTACTTTCAGAAAATCAAGTATTCGCTACCGAGCGATTACGAAAGCCTTGTCCCGCGCACGATGTGGGATAAATCCAAGCATTGGGAAATGCTCGGGCCGGAAGATGCACAGCAATGGGAATGGCTGCTGTCGGGCTATATCTCGACTGGCCCGCGTATCCGGTGGCGTTTGCTAGGTGCGTATTTTCAAATATGGCCGGGTATGTCTACGGCTGAATATCTAGGCTTTGAGTATCGCAGCAAGGGATGGGCAGCTGCTGCTGATGGGACTGTCAAGAACTCGTTTACTGCCGACACCGACACTTGCATCTATCCTGATCGGTTGATCGTCAACGCTACAAAGCTCAAGTATTTCGAGGCGAAAGGCTTTGATACTACAGCGATGATGCGTAACTATCTGACAGAGATGGAAGCAGCGAAAGCTCTCGATATGTCGTCTGCCAATCTGTCGCTCGCACCGCGTCCGGGTACTGTGCTTATTGGTTACGACAACATCCCCGATTCGGGATACGGTACGAACTGATGGCACGCAGCGCACGCCAACGCATGATGGTTCAAGGCACAGCCGCGCAAGTGGCTTCCTTGCCTGCGCCTATCGGCGGCTGGAATGCTCGGGATTCGCTGGCCAACATGGAAGCGACGGATGCTGTGCAGTTGACAAATATGTTTCCGACTGTCTCTAGCGTCAATTTGCGAGGCGGCTATCAGCAGTATGCAACGGGTATCACGGGTCAAGTTGATAGCCTGTTCAATTACTCAGGCGGCAATTCTGAGAAGCTGTTTGCAGTTGCTGGCGGCAAAATCTATGACGTTACCGCAGGTGGTGCTGTTGGCGCTGCGGTTGTCTCAGGACTGACTAACAGCCGGTGGGAGTATGTCAACGTCTCAACGCCTGGCGGCGCGTTTATGTACGCCGCAAACGGTTCGGATGCGCCCTTGCTTTACAACGGCACGACCTGGACTTCGATTACAGGGGCTTCAACCCCTGCAATTACGGGCGTTACAACAACAACGCTTGATGATGTGACGCTGTTTAAGAATCGAGTTTGGTTCATTCAAAAGAACACCCTCAAAGCATGGTACTTGCCGACTTCCTCAGTTGGCGGCGTTGCTGAGCAGTTTGACTTAAGTTCGATTTGTCGTTTCGGTGGCTATCTTGTATCTATCGGAACTTGGACAATCGACGCAGGTTACGGTGCTGACGATAACCTAGTGTTTGTCACTAGCAATGGCGAAGTGATTGCGTACCGTGGGACTGATCCGGCCTCCGCATCGACGTGGGCGCTGATTGGGGTGTGGAAGCTAGGCACTCCCATCGGCAAGCGTTGTATGTTCAAGTATTCGGGCGACTTGCTGATTCTGACCCTTGACGGTTTGTATCCGCTTGCGTCGGCTGTGCAAAGTTCGCGGCTTGATCCGAGGATTGCGCTATCTGACAAGATACAGGGCGCATTTGCGGCTGCAACAAGGACGTATCAAAACAACTTTGGCTGGCAGATTCTGTACAACGCAAAAAACAACGCATTGTTTGTCAATGTGCCGGTATCGGAAGGATCGCAACAGCAGCAGTATGTAATGAACAACATCACAAAAGCGTGGTGCAACTTTACGAACTGGAATGCTAACTGTTGGGAAATCTTCAACGATGATCCGTATTTCGGCGGGAATGGTTTTGTAGGCAAAGCGTGGACGCTGGACTATCAGGACAATTCTGCAAACATCCAAGCCAACACCCTGCAAGCATTCAACTATTATGGATCGCGTGGCGTTAAAAAGTATTTCACCCGCGCAAGACCTAGCATTTTTACGAACGGACAACCGGCAATTTTTGTCGGCATGAACGTTGATTTCGACATTCAAGATACGACTGCTGCGCTTTCGTTTAGCCCGCAAACTTATGGCGTTTGGGGTACATCGCTATGGGACGTGGGTTTGTGGGGTTCGGATTCAACGATTACGAACAACTGGCAAGGCATTACGGGCATCGGTTACTGCGGCGGCATTCAGATGAAAAGCGCAAGCGGTGGCATTCAGATTGAATGGGCATCAACGGACATTGTTTATCAGACCGGATGGGCTGGAATATGAAGATCATTACCGAGCCGAAAGAACTCATCGGGCGCTATGTTGCAAGCAAACAAGGCAGATCGCCGGATTGGGGCTTATTCGTTGCGTTTGGGCTAATCAATGATGATGAGGAGCTAATCGCTGGTGTGGTGTTCAACGGTTACATTGCGCCGAACATCATGATGCACATCTCAGCGGATGCAATTACGCCAGGCTTTATATCGACGGTGATGCACTATGCTTTTGTGAAAAACAACTGCAAGCGTGTCACAGGAATCATTGACAAGAGAAACAAAAAATCTCGACGGTTCGCTCATCACTTGGGCGCAAAGTTGGAAGGTGTGATGCGTGACGCTGGAGAGCATGGCGATTTGTGCATTTATGGATTGATGAAAAGCGATGCTGAAAAGTGGATTCAGCCGCGCTACATGAAGAAACTGGAGGCTATATGGGCGGCATAGTGAGCAGCATTTTTGGTGGTTCGCAACCGGCAGCTCCAGCCGTTCCTGATTATGCAGGAGCGGCAAGAGAACAAGGTGCGGCTAATGAAGCCACGGCAAGGCTGCAAGGCTACATCAACAATCCCAACGTTTACACCCCTGCGGGTTCGCAAACGGTGACGTTTGGCGAGAACCAGCAACCCACAATTCGGCAGACTCTGACCCCAACCGCGCAAGAAACATTTGACACGCAACAACGGGTTCAAAAGCTGCTTGCAAGCCTTGGTGAAACGGGCGGCAAAACAGCACAAGACGTTATCAGCAACGCTTTTGCGCCAACTGGTACGGCAGGTCAAGGATTGCAAACAAGGCTTGATCTTTCTAACCTAGCGCAAATGCCTGTCAATGCGGGCACTACAGGTCAGCAAGCAATTATGGCAAGGCTTGAGCCGCAACTGCAACGCCAACAGGCAGCGATGGAAAATCAGCTTGCTAATCAAGGCATAACGCCAGGTTCGGAGGCTTATCGGACGGCTCAAACGCAAGCAGGGCAAAACCGAAACGATCTGTTAAGCCAGGCTGCGTTGCAAGGGATCAGCCTTGACACGGGCGCACGCGCTCAAGGTTTCAATGAACAGCAATCACAAATGGCAGCACAGAATGCAGCACAGCAGCAAGAACTATCTCGGCAGTTGGCAATGCGTCAACAACCGCTGAATGAGATTACCGGACTGTTATCGGGTTCGCAGATTCAGATGCCGCAATTCCAAGGTTATCAAGCTGCCCAAGTTGCACCCGCCCCAATCATGGCGGGAGCGCAAGCGCAAGGGCAAGCGGCTATGAATCAGTATGGTCTACAACAATCGCAAGCCAATGCAAATCAAGCAGGATTGACTGGGTTGCTTGGTGCAGGACTTGGTGCTTACTCTTACAATCCGACCGCTGTTAAAGGGTTGTTTGGCTTCTAATTGGGGCAATGAAAAATGGCTGAAAATCAAGCACTAAACTTTACGCTTCAAAGCCCTTACCAAGCTGAACAGGCTGATATTGCTCGCCGTCAAAAGATGGCTGAGATCATGCAGCAACAGGCTTTCCAGCCCGCAGAGACGTTTAGCTATGGCGGCATTCAGGCTCGTACTTCTCCGCTAACGGGGCTTGCAAAGATGTTGCAAGGCTATGTGGCTGGCAAGACGCAGCGCGATCTAATCCAAGAGCAAAAAGCATTGGGCGAAAAGGCTCAAACAGAGGCACAAAACTGGTATCAGAACATTGATACTGTGCCATCTGACATTAGTGCAGAAGATATGATTCCCGCACGAAAGCGTAGTGAAGAAGAACGCAGAGTACACTTGTTCAAAGGCTTGAGCAATCCCGCAACTGCCGGATTCGCACAAACAATGCTTGCTCAAGATATGGAAGAAAAAGATTTCCAACGTGCGTTGAACGCTGCTAGAGGAAATCAAGCGCCTGTTTCTGCTGCCCCCGCTGCGGAAAGAATGAACCCGATGATTCCTGGACAGACAGGTTCATCCGTTATGGCAGGTGCAGAAGGCACTACACCGCCCGTAGCGCCGCCCGTTGCACCACAAGCTGCTCCGCAAGCGATGCAACAAACTGGGCAGCAAAGGTTAGGTTTGAATCCTGAAGTGCTTGCTATGTCTGCAAGTAAACGTGGTCGAGAACTTGCTAACTTTTTGCAAAAAAATGCGCCTGAGTTTGGCACAAAAGGCGAAACGTTTAGAAAGGCTGATGGCACTCTTGTTGAACGAGTGTATGGAAAACGAGGGGAAGTTATTGAACGTCCTTTGCAGGCAACGCCTTATGAAGCTACAACCACAGAAATTCGCAACGTCAATGCAGCATTAACGGGCGCAGGAATTGATCCCAATAGTCAACAAGGTCGTGCGGCTTTTGGTGCGTTTTTAAACAAAATGACTAGCAATCAACCTGCAACAACTGTCAACGTAAACACAGAACGATCTTACTTTGGCAACGTTGCAGAAGGATTGGCAAAGTCTGATGCGTCAACAATAGAAGCAGCACGTTCAGCGCCTGAAAGAGTTACAAGCGCAAGGCGCGTGCTTCAGACGTTGCAGCAAAATCCGATTACCGGAACAGGTGCTGAAATTAGATTGCAGATTGATAAAGCATTGTCAACAGCCGGGCTTATTGATCCGTCAAGAACGCAAGCAACTGAAAATCTAATGTCTAGTTTGGCAGCAGGAACGTTGGATTCAATCAAAACTAGCGGTCTTGGTGCAGGACAAGGATTTACGGACAAAGATAGAGAATTCCTAGAACGTGCAAAGTCAGGAAACATACAAATCAACGCTCAAACGCTTGCTGATTTGGCAAGGCTTAACGAACGTGCAGGATTGGCATCTATTGAAAAAGGCAATCAAACAATCAAACGATTGAAGAAAGCGCCTGGCATGAGTGGCTTGCAATCTCAGTTAGAGGAAATAGCTGTTCCTGAAAGTGGTGGCGGTGGAGTTCAATTAACCCGAGATCAGCAAGCATTGCAATGGGCAAATACAAATCCAACTGATCCAAGAGCCGCAGCTATTAGGAAAAGGCTAGGACAATAATGGAAAAATTTGATCCTGATGCGTATCTAGCACAACAGCCTGCATTTGATCCTGATGCTTACTTGGCATCAGTAAAGGAATCGCCTGCTGCTTATCAAGTAGGAGTCAATGCTGTTAACAAAGGCATGGCTAACACGATTGACCTGCTGCTAAATGCTCCGCAAAACGTGGCAAACCTTGCACGCGCGGGGTTTGGGACAGCGGCAATCGCAGCTGGCCGTCCTGATCTTGCGCCTGAGATTCGTCCGACCCCTGATTTGGCTCGCAGAGCGTTTACCGCCCTTGGTGGCATTCGTCCTGAGTTTGAACCTTCCACTACAGGGCAACGAGTGCTAGACGTTGCAGGACAAGGTGTAGGAGGCGGTGTCATGTCTCCCGCTGCATCACTTGGTGGAATGGGGCGAAATGTCGCTGTAGGCGGCGTTAGCGGCGCTACTGGGCAAGGTACAACCGAAGCCACAGGAAGCCCGATAGCGGGTATGTTTGCAAGCATGACGACCCCAAGCGTAATGAGCGCTGTGGGCAATCGAGCACAAGCTGCTGTCAATCAAGCAAGAATGCAAGAAGCAGAGCAAGGCTTGCGGAATCAGACGTTGAGAGCAGGTCAAGAAGCGGGATACATGATTCCCCCGTCTACTGTCAACCCGTCAGCAGTCAATAAAATCCTTGAAAGCGTTGCGGGTAAAGCAGCAGTAGGTCAAGAAGTTAGCTTACGCAATCAGGAAATCACCAACAGATTGATGCGTCAAGAGTTGGGGCTTCCCGAAGGCACGCCGATATCAGAAAAAGCATTGTCTGATTTTCGGGCTAGGGTTTCAACGCCATATCAAGAAATTGCAGCCATATCGCCATTAGCAGGCAACACCTTAGAAAAACTAAAAGATGCGCGATTTGAAGCAAAAAATCAATGGAATTATTACAACAGAAGTGCAGACCCAAAAGCATTAAAACTTGCAAAAGAATTTGATGATAAAGCTGACATGCTAGAAACGGCTTTAGAAAAAATTGCTGCGAGATCAAATCAACCACAGCTAGTTGATGACTTGCGAGAAGCACGAAAGCAGATTGCAAAATCTTACAACATTGAAAACGCACTCAATATAGGAACGGGCAACATCTCAGCGCCAATCCTTGCGAGGCAAATGGACAAAGGTGCTCCGTTTACTGGCAACCTAGCCACGACAGGCCGATTTGCTAATGCGTTTCCATCGTCAATGCGTGAGGGTGAAAGAATTCCAACTCCCGGCGTAAGTGCAGGTAATGCTTTAGCTTCTGCAATACTTGGAACAGTTGGCGGCACGCAAATGGGCACGCCTGGCGCATTGGCAGCAGCTCTGCCTTATGCAAGCATCCCTGCTAGGGCATTGGTAACATCGCCTGCATATCAAAAAAGAATGGCACAGCCTAACTATTCGCCTGGCATGACGAATCGCGCACTTGCTCCTCTCGGTGGCATGAGGCCCGAAGAAGAAGCATTACTAAACGCACTTGCGGCAGCAAGACAACAAGGGGCACAGCAATGATTAATTCATTGTTTATGCCTTATTCACGGGAGATAAAACTTTGAGCTACAACGGCAGCGGCGTTTTTCAGATCAATACAACGGGGCAACCCGTCGTAGCGGGTACAGTCATTTCCTCAACAGCGTTTAACGCGCTGACTTCGGACTTAGCGACCGGTCTTTCTACGGCTATCACTAAAGACGGGCAAACGACGGTTACTGCTAACATTCCATTAGCAGGCTTCAAGATCACAGGTCTTGGCGCTGCTACGGTTGGAACGGATGCGGTTCAGTACGGGCAAATTCAGAGCAATACCGACAAGCTCGTCACGGTTAGCGGTACTGATACCTTGACTGGCTCAGTCACTCCCGCGCTGACTGCTTACGCTGCGGGCAATCTGTTCTCGTTCGTTGTGGCTAACACGAACACCGGCGCGGTAACGATCAACATTGACGGCGTTGGCTCTAAATCCATCACGCGCACAGGATCAACGGCGCTAGTTGCTGGCGACATGGTTGCGGGCGAGGTTGTGCTAATTGAATATGACGGCACGCGCTTCCAATTGTTAAATCCCAACAGCTACACGAATTTAGTTGTGTCGGGAACGTTGACCTATGGCGGTGTGACGCTGACGAATGCAGTTACCGGCACAGGCAAGATGGTGCTAGATACTAGCCCAACCGTCAACAATCCGACCGTTACGAACTACGTCGAAAGCGTGGTTGCTATTGGAACGGTTACATCGTCTAGCACGTTGTCGTTGACTAGCGGTACGGTTCAGACTGCTACGCTGACCGCATCTACGGCTTGCACGTTCACCATGCCCACGGCAACCGCTGGTAAGTCTTTTGTCTTGTTGCTCAAGCAAGCAGCTTCGACGGGTAACGGTACTGCGACGTTTACCGGCGTGAAGTGGGGTACTGCTGGTGCTCCGACGATTACTGCTACCGCAGGCAAGATGGACATTCTGACCTTCATCGCTGATGGCACAAATTGGTACGGTTCAATCGCACAGGGATACACCCCATAATGTTCGCCGCTAAAAATTTCTTTCTTGTCGGTGGTGTTGTTCCTCTTACTGTTGATTACCTTGTCATAGCAGGCGGGGGCGGTGGTGGTGGCGGCGCTCCGGGCGGCGGCGGTGGCGCAGGTGGTTATCGAACTACGGTTGGAACTACCGGCGGGGGCGGCTCTACTGAAGCGCAGTTAACGCTATCGTATGGTGTTGCTTATACGGTAACGGTAGGCGCGGGAGGTGCGGCGCAAGTTACGCCTTCGACAAACGGTAGCAACGGCTCAGATTCTGTATTTACAACCATCACTTCAACTGGTGGTGGCAAAGGCGGCGGCACAATTACCGGCGCTGCTGGTTCGTCTGGCGGCTCGGGCGGCGGTGCAAGGAATGGCGGCGCTAGTGGAATTGCTGGAGCAGGCACTGCAAACCAAGGTTATGCCGGAGGCGCATCAACGGGCGCAGCGGGAAATTACGGTAGTGCCGGTGGTGGTGGCGCAAGTGCTGCGGCTGCAAGCCTAACAACAAGCACTAATGGCACTGCTGGCGGCGCTGGATTAACTTCAACCATTGATTCCGTTGCTAGAGGCGGGGGCGGGGGCGGGGGCGGAAGATCCGCAGGCGGGGCAACCGGAACGGGCGGCGCAGGTGGAACGGGCGGCGGCGGTCGAGGGGGCGGCGATACGCCCTACGTTGCTGCTGTAGCGGGAACAGCCAATACGGGTGGCGGCGGTGGTGGAGCAGGAGAAACAAACCCAGGTGGCGACTCCAACGATGCAAAAAATGGCGGATCGGGCGTTGTAATCATCAAAGTGCCTGATACGGTTACTGCCACTTTTTCCGGCGGTGTGACGCAAACTTCCACGACTAGCGGCGGGTTCAAGATTTACACTGTGACCGCTACATCAACAACTAGCGAAACTGTGACATTCAACTAGCCAGACGGAGATTTTAAAATCGCACACTTTGCAAAACTTGATGAAAACAATGTTGTGGTGTTTGTCACCGTCGGTAGGGATGAAGACAACGGCAAGGAAGACGAGCTGACTGCGCGTGCCGGGGATTTCTACAAGCAGACCTCGTACAACACGCACGGCGGCGTTCACGCCCTCGGTGGTACGCCATTCCGTAAGAACTATGCAGGATTGGGTTACACCTATGACGCGCAGCGCGATGCGTTTATCCCGCCGCAACCCTATCCATCCTGGGTGCTGAACGAGGATACTTGCCTATGGGGTGCGCCTGTGCCAATGCCTACAGACGACAAGCAATATTCGTGGGATGAAGCTACGACTTCGTGGGTGCAAGCATGAATCTTATCCGTCTAACCAACGCTACTAAAGGGCGTATCGGTGAAGGCTTGATTCTTAACACCGAGGCGATGATGTCATTCTTTGAAAGTACGCAAGAGGATGGCACAAAAGTTACCGTCGCGTTTGGAATAAATGGCAATTCTTGGGAAGTGCAAGAATCCATTGATGACATTATGGAGATGGTTTATGGAGAATAATCTTGAAGCAAAGTTTCTGACGCATGAAGCTGTGTGTGCTGAACGGTGGAAAGAAACAATTCTTCGCATCAAGCGAATAGAGTCTATTGGCATCGCGTGTGCCGGTTCGATCATTCTGTTATTGCTGCATTTGGTGATTAAGCAATGAACTGGCAAGACGTACTTAAAGCCATCATCCCGATAGTTGTAGCGGCGTTGGCTTGGCTACTTGGACAAGTCTCGGAGTTTTCTACCCGACTGACTAAGATCGAAGGCTCTATGCCTGCTTTGATTACGCCATCCGGTACGCCTACGGACAGTCCATTGTCTGCTGAAGCGCGGCATAGGCTGAAAGAAGAAATTTACAAAGACATTCACGATTTGCAAGTTCGCGTTAAGTTAATGGAAGAAAGAGCGAGGATTTATGCAAAATGATCGACCCCGTTACTATTGGAGCAGCGTTTGCCGTAGCTAAAACTTCGGTCGCCTTTGTCAAAGAGGCGATCAACATGGGCCGAGAGATCAGAGACTGCGGTAAGGAACTCTCTGATTTCTTCAAGTCTCAAGGCGAGATTGAGAAGGCTGCCAATGAAGTTGAGAAGCTAAAGTCGCAACCTAAATCTGACGATCCACAACAAGCAAAAGCGCAAGAGTCAGCACTGTCTCAAGCGTTTACCATTGTGAGCAGACGCAGGGAACTAAAGCTGTTTGAGACTGAGTTGCGCGATCTTTTTTCGCTCAAAGGGGAGCTTGATTTTTATCATGAGTTAGTCAAAGAACGACAGCTTATTGTTAACTCTCAAGATGAAGCGGCGCGAGAAAAGATTCGTAAGGCTAGGCTAGAGCGAGATCGTGCTACTAGGAAACGCGAAGAGCTAGAGCAGGTACTTTCCGTGGCGGGCATTGTAATTTTTGTGTTAATTGGCGCGGTGCTGTTGTACGTTGCCATAACTTCTAGGGGCTGAAATGCTATCTCTGATATCAAGTTCACTTTCATTCCTCATGGGCGGTTTGCCGTCGATCCTGTCGTTCTTTCAAGACCGAGCCGATAAGAAGCACGAGATCGCTTTGGCGCAGATGCAGATTGAGCGGGAGTTGGAGCTGAAGAAAGCCGGTTTCGAGCTTGAAAAGCAGATCGAGGAAATCAAGACCGAGCAGATCAAGGTGCAGGCGCAAAGCCGGACTGAGGAGCTAGCCGTTCAGTCGCAGCAAGTCGCTGTAACCGAGAAAATCGCCCTCCTACAGCACGATACCGACAGCGCCAAGGGTGCTAGTCAATGGGTAGTCAACGCACGCGCTATGGTGCGTCCTGGCATCGCCTACGGCATGTTTCTGCTGCTAGTGTTTGTGGACGTATTTGGTTTCCTGTACGCCTTCAAGACTGGCGTGGCGTTTGACGTGGCGCTGAATAACCTGTGGGATGACGACTCGCAGATCATCTTCTCGTCAATTATTGCTTTCTACTTCGGCGGGCAGGCATTCAAGCGATGAAAGTCTCGCCGCTGTGCATCAAGATGATTGCACACCATGAGGGCGTTAGATACAAGCCTTACAGATGCCCTGCGAACTTGTGGACTATCGGAATCGGGCACGTCATGTATCCCGACCACGCGAAGCTGACAATGGCTGACCGGCTGAAAGTAGACTTACATCCCGAGGACAATCGGGTGTGGAGCAAGGAGGAAGTGGATGCAATACTTGCAGGCGATTTGGCTCGATTTGAGCGCGGCGTTACCCAGTATTGCGGAGAGCTTGCCCAAAGTAAATTCGATGCTCTCGTTAGCTTTGCTTTTAATCTTGGTTTGGGAACGCTACAGCGCAGCACCCTCCGTCAGAAGGTTTTGCGGAGGGATTACCAAGCGGCTGCGGCTGAGTTCATGAAGTTCACCAAGGCAGGGGGTAAAATCCTGCCAGGGTTAGTCAAGCGTCGAACTGATGAAGCGCGGCTTTTTTCTTCATTACCCAACGGTATTGCTGTTCACTCATAACCCGCTGTTCAGTTTCGGGGCATGAATTGACCTTGCACCACATGACCTTATCGCCGGTCTTGAAAGCAACATCACAAACCTTGCAGCGTTCATAGTTTTCCATTTTGATCCTTTTGCCGTTCGTGGAATTCTACTTTCAGTTCTGATACTGCCACCAGTAGGTCATTGGTGAGGGCAGAGGCTTTCCACCATTGCTTACCTAATGCAGCGTGGTGTATCTCTTTGCGAAGCCTATCGACTTCTAGGATGCTTTCTGAATAGTCTTTCATATAAATCGTCCAATCCAAATAAGAGCGCCAATGATGGCAATGCCTAGTCCCATCATCATTACGGCAGCGCAAGCATCCTCTAACCATGCTCGTTTGTCATTGATCGGATCAACAAACATGACAAACACGGCAAACGATACTGCAATCATAAACAAGCCGCCCCAAAAGATCATTTTCCCCCCTTAGTCAAATGGTAACGTTCACGGCACAGGGTTCGGTGGCACTCTTTGCACCAGGACGAGAGCGTTTTGTATTCTGTCAAGTTGAACTCTGTCGGCGGCTTGATCTCTTGGCACTGCGTGCATTGTGCCGGGTGTTCCTTCAGCCTCCAGCGTCTCTGTTTTCTCATTTTCTAGCTTCCGAATCAGTTTGTGATTGAGTTTCCACATCATGTGTTTGGTGCGGGTTCGTCCGTTGTATTGCAAACGTAGACCCATGCGGGAAACAAGCCCATCCTTTGCCATGCCGTTGAGATAGCTGCCAATAGTGCCAGCATCCTCGTTCAAGACTCCGGCAATGTTGACACCCGTCATTTCGATATCACGCGCTAAAACTTCACGCATGGCAGCAATGATCTGACGGGCGCGGGGTTTCAGAGCTTGGGCAGGCATGTAACATCCACCACAGACGGAACTAACTGATTGTTGACTTTGCGCTTTGTGCTGATGACTACGGGGCGCATACCTGCCTTCTCGCACTCCCCAATGCCATTGATGACTTCAAGCCTAGACAGCGGCGGCACTTCTTTTTCGACTTGCAAGCTAGAGATAGCCTCCGGTACGGTAGTGCTTGCTGTGGGCTGCAATGATGCACAGCCGCTAAGAATGACAACTGCAAAGCAAAGTAATGTTTTCATTTGGCTACCTGTATCAAGGTTTCGCCCTGCTGTTGGCGGGCGCGGTTAAAGATCACGGTTATGTCGGTGTGGCTTGATTTCGTGGGAGTGAACTTGCCGTCGAGAATGTAAAGATTTCTTTCCCGCAGGTACTTGATGCACTCCTTCCGTTTTTCGTCGTAGCGTCGCGGGTCTTGTGGCCTCCAATTATCGACGGGTATCAGGTCAGGCTGTAGTGCGTCGTAGGTCATCATCCAGTTGATTGCATCAGCTAGTCTCATCGTCTTCCTCCGGTAAGAATCTGCGGCGTGCAGGGTTGTTCTGCCAAAAATACAGATTGAATCGAAAATTGCGGCGCTGCTCCGCTGTGATGTGCTTAGTGAAGTAATTATCGGTATCGTCGTACATGGCTTTGATGAGTTGCTTTTTGAATCGCTCGCCTTCCATCCCGATCATTTCAACGTAATTTTTTGCTCCCTCCATGAGAAACATCATGGCATCCATTGCTTGATCTTGAGAAACAAAAACTTTGTGCCGTAGTGAATCTTTGCGTTTAACGGGTTTCAAGCAAGCATCAAGCACAGCAAGCGTGACGACATTTGCCAGCAACTGAGTGCAGGCGATGGTTTGGGCTTCTTCATCCATTGTCGTTCTCTTTCACAAAAATGCCATCGACCATTTTGCCTTTGCGGTAACGGATTTCATTCCATGCAAGATCAAGGCATTCTTCGGCTGGCATATCAATCTGCGCGGCAATGATGGTTAACACGACCATAATGTCGCCAATAGAATCAACGATGCGATCTATGTCATTACGAGCAACGCCAGCAGCAAGTTCGCCGGATTCCTCTAACAGCTTGACCACTTGCGCGTGCAAAGTGCTGCCTTTGACCAAGTTGCGATCATTTGCCCATTCACGAATTTTTCCAAAATAATCGTATTCCATTGTTTTTCCTTAAATTGCTAGGGTACTCACCGCAGCTTTCCCCCGTTAGATCAAAAAGGGATGGAGTCATCCATATCAGACAAGTCGCCGGGATTAGCTTTCTTAGGCTTGGGCTGATCCTTGTTCTTGTGCTGTATTGAGCAGCTCATAAACTTGCCCTTTGCGCCTTCGCGCAGCCAAGCACTTACCCAGATAGGTTCGCCCATCAAGTCAAGACCGTCACCGCGATAGTCGGGATGGGTTTCTGTTTGTTTTTTGTCGTTCTTGAAAAGCGTAAAGCTACCGGGTTTTGGTATGTAAGCCATTTTGATTTCCTTTAATGTTGTCAATCAGATCGTCTACTTCGGACAAAAACTGCATTACTGCTGCTTCAATCTCCGCAATGCGTTGCTCATTACGGTCGAACCTATGCACAAACAACTGTAGATCGTTAGGCAACCGTGGATCGTAGCTAACGAAATCACACCATTCACGACCTGTGCAAGCCATTTGCCACAGCATTTGGTTCTCGTACTGCCGCGGCTGTTTCTTGTCTAACAACGTTTGCAGGTGCGTTGCTGTCTTTGGGCACTTGATCTCAACAAGACCGCTTTCACCTATCAAACCATCAGGACTGGCTGCGCCTCGAGCAATCGTAGGATGCAGCACTAGACCGACTTCAGTTACATCCCAAGCACAGAAAATTTCGTATTCTGCACGCGCCAAAGGTTCTTTTTCAGTACCCCATCGCATAGCGTCAGATGTAAAACCTGAGTCTTGAGGCGCACCAGTCAAAATCTCAGCAATGAGCTGCGCTCTGTAGTCTCGATAACTCGCAGTTGTTTTGGCTGCCATTACGTCTGAGATCCGACTGGCTGTGACTTTGCCTGCGCGAGCTGCGAGCCACTCAGGGCTGCCTTGCTCCATCGTCAAAACTTTCATGCTTCCACCATTGCCAATTTGCGGGCATTTTTGGCAGCAACAATTGTTTGCATCGCGTCGGTATCTTCAATCTTCTTGGCGGCGTGATAGGCCTGCGTATAGAACAGTTTCAGCTCATCTGCTGTCGTTGCTGTGTTGATTGCCTCAAGTAGCTGTGGCAACGTTTCTAATCGTTTCTGAGGTGCATTCTTGCCACTCGCTGCGTTGCCGTCGTCGTCCTCGGGCGTTACGCCGCAAGCAGCAGCCAAGCTATAGCGGCGGGCATAGGTCAAAGCTGAGCCGTAGCCTTGAGCATCAGCTTTTGAGACTGGCAAATTCAGCACTCCGCAAGACAACCATTCGCCAGATGCGTGCAAAAGAATCGTTTCGACGCGCACCTCGTCCTTGTCGCTAGGCTCGATACGCTGGATGTAGCTAAGACCGCACTCACCGAAAGCTGGCTTGATAGCCTCAACGACAGAACTCAAATCAGCGTAACGAGACTTGAAGAAAGGATTGTTGCTGTCCTTAAGTGCGCCTTTAATGTTTGGTTGCGCCATGGCTAGTGCTGTCGCAAGGTTAGCGATTGATTCTGACTTGTTCATGAAAGGACTCCTGTAATGATGAGTAGGAAAAGGATTGTGAAACCAACTGCAACTGCGTGATCTGCATTCATGTGCCTGCTCTCAGTTTGCGTGAAAAAACGTCGTAGTCGTAGTCGCCGCGATCTACCCAACGTTCCCACTCGCGGGTCTTATCCCACTCTTCAATGACAGGCGTTGCTTTTTTGAAGTGAATGCCTTCAGGCTTGCAAGTTCCAAAGTCAGTTCGTTCGATGTTGCAAAAGATTTGCAAGCAAGCGCCAGTAACGGGCGAAAACAGCGTCTTGCGACGACACTCTGATGCTTCTGCGTTTGTTTCGTTGCGCCTGAAGTGCGTACAGTCTCGGCAGTAATTCATGTGCGTCTCCTTACTTAACTTGTATTTTGTATGAGGGATACACACCGGTCATGCGATGCGTTGTACCGTGCGCTTCGTCCCAAGCAGCAAGGATGTCGTTTTTGACGATGCTTTGCGGTACGTCAAAGTTAAGTTTCTTGTAAACGTGACGTTTGTTGTCGTGCCACACATCAATCGTTCCGCGAGCGCGGGGTGCATAGTATTGATTTGTACCTGCTGCATAAGTACCTACAAAGTTGAACGTATATGAATACATTTGTTGCTCCTTGTTGTTGTCAATCAGTTACCACAAAACAAATGTTACATACTTTTTCGATCAATTACAAAACTTGCAAAGGAAAATTGTTAAGTATTCTTAACTTAATCAATGTCTCTTGACAAGATAGATTGCTACACTATACTGCTCTTTGCAAGTATTCTTTTCAACCTAGGAGCTACTATGAAAGTTGTACAAGCAGAGCAGCATTTTGGCAATCGGCGCAAGCTGGCTGAGGCATTGGGCATTACAAGTCAAGCTGTGAGTCAATGGGCGAAGCGTGGCACGATTCCCGAGGGCGTTGCGTACAAGTTGCAAGTCATCACTCAAAACGCGCTGGTCGTCAATCCTGTCGATTACATACCTGTGCAGCAGCTTGTTGCTGAGATCGTCCCGCAGCAGTAGTTGACAAACAGAAAATAGTCGTTTACTGTGTGTTTGTCCGAGAGAAAGATCGGGCCGCGTGTGGAAGCGCGAACGGGAACAATAGACCCATCACGCATGGGCTTCGGTTGTCGAGACTGTTCCGTTTCCGTTCTCTTCCACCGCAGCTCGAAGCCCAGCCGTGATGGGTTTTTCTTTGACTACAACGCAGTCGGCAATGAGAGCAACAGGGCTGCGATTGGAAGAGTGCTACTGGTGGCTAAGGTCTGCGACAGCACGCATAAGGGTGGCGAAGTTAGTGCCCTTGACCGAAAGACTGACGAGTGTCGTGGCTCCGGAAAGCACAGACTAAAGGCGCATTTGGCTTAGGCTAAGTGCGCTCACCAGAAAGCAGATACTACTAGCTACTTATACAGGTGACTCATGAGTGATTTGTTCGGCGAAGAAACGTTTGACTACAAGAAAGAATGGCAAGACATGCCTGAGTTCATTCAAGAGAACTTACGCACGATTCATCAAGTAACGATTAGTTTTCTGACGACTGAGGACATGAATGAGTTTTCAGAGCTGATAGGTCGTCGCATATCGTTTACGACGAAGAGCGTGTTATTTCCTGTCAAAGAGAAGTCAGAAAAGCGTGTTTACGTCGATGAAGCCTAAGCATCCGATCTACATCATCAGCAAGGGTCGTGCTGACTCGCGTCATACGAGCAGAGCACTTGAGCGCATGAACGTTGACTATCGCATTGCAGTAGAGCCTCAAGAATACGATGCTTATGCAGCAGTCATTGAAGCGAGAAAAATCTTAGTGCTACCGTTCAGCAATCACGGACTTGGCTCTTATCCTGCACGCAACTGGTGTTGGGAGCACTCGATCTCGCAAGGCGCTACATGGCACTGGATCATGGATGACAACATCGATGGTTTTGTGCGCTTGAACAACAACAAAAAAATACCTTGCAGATCACCTGCGATCTTCAAAGCGTGCGAAGATTTCGTTGATCGCTATGAGAACGTCGCACAAGCTGGCTTGCAGTATCGTTTCTTTGCAGAGCAGAGAACAGCGATGCCACCGTTCAGAATCAATACAAGAATTTTCTCGTGCATCTTGATTCGCAACGACGTGCCGTTTCGTTGGAGACTCAAATACAACGAAGACGTGGATCTCTCATTGCAGATGCTCACAGCAGGTTGGTGCACGATCATCTTCAACGCTTTCTTGCAAAACAAAGCAGCAACTCTGAGTGTGAAAGGAGGCAACACAGAAGAGCTTTACGGTAACGGCAGTCGTAACAAAGAAAAGTCACAGATGCTTGTTGATACATGGCCCGACATGGCAAGTCTTGTCATGCGCTACGGTCGCTGGCATCATCGCGTTGACTTTGATGTGTTCAAGCGAAACAGACTCATCAAGAAGAACGTGGTTGTTCGTGAGGGCGTTAACAACTACGGAATGAAGTTAGTCGCACAACAGGAAACGGAGGAAAAATGTTTGACGACTTCTACATCAAGTACCCAAAGAAAGTAGCTCGCAAGGATGCACAGAAAGCATACGCACGCCTTACTGCCGAGCAGCAACAGAAAGCACTACAGGCGATTGACGATCATGTGCGGATGTGGACAGCAGAGGGACGAGATAAACAGTTCATCCCTCACCCTGCAAGCTGGCTCAATGGTGAGCGCTTTGATGATGAAATCTCAATGCCTGAGAAAAAGGTAGTCGCATGGTGGACAAGCGATCAGCTAACAATGGAGCACGGCAGGAAGATCGGAGTACCGGCAAGACCGGGCGAGGATATGTTTCAGTATCGCCTGCGGTTACGGGCCGCGTAAGTTGGCAAGAAAGAGTTGCAACAGTAGTGCGCGTGCAAAGTATGACGCGAGAAGAACGGGCGGCAGCTATGCCCGAATCAGCAACAATCGTGAGGGCGTTTGCGGCTGAGTTTTCGGTGGTTGAAGTTAGGGCAACAGAAAATAACCTTTTCTATGAATGGATAAAAAAATGATACTAGATCGTTATTTCCCAAACCTGCAATTTCCCCGAGTACGTAACACCGATCCCGATACAAGCCATGCAGCAGCGGATCAGGCAGCAGAACTCGCCACCAAGCATCATCTCATTATCATCGTCGCGTTAGAGACACCCGGCACGATCTACGATATTGCTGACCGTACTGATCTTGACCATAACGCTGTTGCTAGGCGCATGAGCGAGTTGGAACGTATGGACTTGGCTTACACCGATGGCAAAAAGAAAGGCGCGAGTGGCAGGATGTGTCGCGTATGGGTGCGGAAATGACTAAAGACGAAGCATTGAAGCTGGCGCTTGAGGCGTTGGATTGTATTTGTTCGCCGCTGCATGTTCGTGAGATTACAAAAGTTGGCAACGCGATGAAAGCCATCAAAGAAGCCTTGGCACAGCCGGAGCAAGAATCTGATGACCTTACCATTGCTTACATGATTGGATTTCATGACGGCAAAAACAAAGATGCACTACAGCGCAAGCCGGATCAAGAGCCGGTGGCTATGCGCTACGACTTTGATGGATATGGGTGGTTATACATTGACAACGGCAGCGGCAGTAATTGGAAAGAAAAAATTAAAAATGCCGAACCCCTCTATACCACCCCACCAAAGCGCAAATGGGTTGGGCTGACGGAGGAGGAGCGTGACCATTTTGAAGGTCTGCATCTTTATGCAGCACGAAATCAAGTAGAAGCATGGATTGAAGGTGTACCTGCTTTTATTGATGCTATTGAAGCCAAGCTGCGGGAGAAGAACGGATGCTAGTCCAACTACTTGACCCCGACCCGATCCTGCGCGATGACCCTGTGCGCCCAAAGATTAGCCCCAAACGGCGCATCGAGAATGGAAAACACGTTTATGCATGGCTAGAGGACAGACAAATCTGCGCGGTGGTATGTATGAGTCACGAGAATTCAATACCAAAAACAGAAAAAGACTTGTTTAAAAAAGGTTGGGGTTGGCCTACCACCATTGTTTTGTATTCTGTGTGGTCATACAAAAAAGGATCAGCAACTAAGCTAGTGCGAGCAATGATTAAAAAAATCAGAAAAGAATCTTATTGTCGCATCATAACGATGTCACCAAAAACTGACATGGCAAGGAACTTTCACCTGAAGAACGGGGCTAAATTGCTGCAAGAAAACAAGGAAACGGTGAACTATGAATACTAAGCGCACCGTTGAACAAAACGCGGCGCAATGGCGAATCCTCAAGGCTTGGTCAAAACAGAAAGAATGGCTGATAAACGGTCAAAAGACGTTCCTGCACGAAAATGACTGGAAGGACATACTCACAGCTACCTACGAGGGCGAAGTCGCTCCTAGACTTGCTCCGGGGCTTTATGGGGGCATTGTGATGTTAGGCAGACGAACCAGCGAATACGAACGAGAAAAGTTTAGTGAATGGCTAGACTGGCTGAATCATGCTTCGGTTGCGTTAGGGGTAGACGTTGACAAAACTTGAGCAAGAGTGGCACGCCAAGGTCAGGGATTTGGGCTGTATTGTTTGCCGATTGTTTCACGGGGAACATTCCGACGGCGATATCCATCACGTCCTGAGTGGCAGCAAACGGGCGGGTGAAATGTTTGTGATATGCCTGTGTCCGACTCATCACAGAAGTGGACGCAATAATCCTGAGTACGTCAGTAGGCATCCGTGGCGGCGTGAATTTGAGAAGCGTTACGGGACAGAGCAAGAATTGTTACAGCAAACGGAGGAATTATGTGCCAATTTTTAAAGGTAAATGAGCAACGAGCCGTAGAAGTGCTGCACAAGATTTGTTCGGACTTTCTTGCGTTTGGTCAAGCGCAAAGCGACTACAGCGAAACAGAACTTGCTGACGGGGTGTGTATGGAATTGTTGGTGCAAGATATGCGGATCACGATTGAGACTGGCCCGGAAGTCATTGCCGAAATTGAATCCGCTAAAGCTATTCAGAAAGCAGCCCATGTTAATTGACGACTGCCCGACGATTCAATGCTTTGTAAGGAAGGAATTTTTGTACGATGAGAAGGAAGGTCACGGGGAGTTCGTTAAAGCGGTAATTTTTGGGGTGCGAGCAGAACCTGCGCGAGTTCCCATGTTTCAAGTTATGTTGGAATCGGGAGCGCAATGGGCGCGAGTTCCAATAAACAAGATTTGTTTACAGCCTTGCGAACAATTACCGATTGAGCAGCTAGTGTGGTGGGACAGCTACGGCTATGAATTTGCGGTGCATCAATTCTCATTCCTGAAAAACCACAAAGTCACGGCGCTCGGCAGGGATGGGGTTATCCGAACGGGTAATTACCTGTTTACCCTTGATTGGATGAGAACGGGGTGGTCAGAAACGCCGGATCAGCACAAGAATCACCACATTATCGCCTTGCAAACCGGGCAGTTGATTGCTTACCCTAACAACAGGCTCGTGTGGCTCGACCCGTCTTGGATAGCGCCTGCGCCGGACAAGAACTGGAAAACGCCCACAAAAGCAATTTTTGTTGAGGGTTTATGAGACGCGCTGCTAAAGTCGATGCGAATCATCAAGAGATCGTTACTGAATTCAAAATGCGCGGCTGTGCGGTCTTATCCCTCGCCCCGATGGGTAGAGGCGTTCCCGATCTGTTGGTGGCTTTTGGCGGGGTTACATGGCTGGTCGAAGTCAAAGGGCCAAAGGGTAAGGAAACCGAGGATCAACAAAAGTTTGCGCTGCAATGGACGGGGTGTCGAGCAATCGTCCGAGACAAGCAAGGAGTCAAGGATACGGTCGAAATTATGATTGCTCAAATGGTGAAATTACGGGCTTGACTGGCTGATAAATTCAGAATATCATAGTGAAATTGCTGAAAAAGGGTGAAAAATGTCGAAATACAACGAATCGGCGGCGGCGTTTGTTAGTGTGCTGTTTCACTCAGCAACCAATACGCATTTCATGCACTTGCAGACTAAGAGCTACTCGCAGCACGTTGCGCTCGGTGCATACTACGACGCCATCGTGGAGCTGACCGATGCCTGGGCTGAAGCGTATCAGGGTGTCTACGACATAATTACCGGCTACCCCAAGGACTTCCACCTAGCCACCGACCCGGTCAAGTACCTGACGCAAATCAAAGAGTTTGTAAACGACATTCGCAAGGATTTGCCACAGGATAGCGAGCTGAACAACTTGGTAGACGGCATCGCGGATCAGATCGATTCGACCCTCTACAAATTGCGCTTTCTTAAGTAATAACATAAATTAAGTATGTTAACAATTTCTGTTACAAATCAACGACATGGCTGCTAGAAAACGGAAAGTTGTGTTGTCTGATGCTTGGAGAGAGAAGATTCAAGCCAGTCAGATCATGAATCGCCTCTTGAAGCACGTTGAGGGCGAGATTGAGCTATCAGGTACGCAGGTCAAAGCAGCGGATATCCTGCTGAAAAAGGTCGTTCCTGACTTGGCTAGGACTGAGAACGTAGGTAATGAGGGCGGGCCGCAGGAAATGGTGATCCGATGGGCCGATCCGAAATAATCCTTCCTTATGCGCCGAGACCGGCATTCTTGCCGTTCCACGCAAGGACGCAGCGGTGGGGCTGTCTAGTCGCCCACAGACGCGCAGGTAAGACTGTTGCCGCTATCAATGACGTAATCAGGGCAGCGGCTACCTGTAAGAGCGCTTTCCCTTTGTTTGGCTATGTCGCACCGTACCGCAGCCAGGCTAAGTCAGTCGTTTGGGATTACCTTAAGAACTTTGCTCAACCGATCATCTTGGACAGCAACGAGGCCGAGCTAACGGTTACCTTAATGAACTCGGCAAAGATAAGGTTGTTCGGGGCTGACAACGCGGATGCTATGCGTGGCTTGGGCTTTGATGGCATATATCTAGACGAATATGGCGA